TGATACATCAACTTTCCAATTTTTAAAACAAAATGGAGATATTACTGATAATCAAATAGGAACTATTAAAATGACTAATGACACAACAGGAACTTTTGACAACACAAAACATAGTATAAAATGGTTTTATACAATAACCATTCAAGACAATGATTATACTTCACAAGTTGACCCTGGAGATCTTATTAATATAGAAAATGCAGCTAATAATACATTTGTTAATAAATATCTGTTAGTAAACAGTATAAAATTAGTTGGAGATAATACAATCATTAAAGGTCATACTAACGAAATGATATTAGGCGATGACTTAGACATTGTAGCAGCTAATAATTTTAAATTAGTATTTGGTAATTTTTCAGGAAGTGATGTTAATGCAGCTTGGACTGAAAGAATAGGTTATGCTTTAATTGAAGATATAACTTTGAAAATTTCAAAAAATGTAATAGATAAACAATATGGAACTTGGATGGATATTTGGAGTGAATTATCGTGTCCTCAAAATAAGAAAAAAAGTTTAGACAGAATGGTAGGTGAAAAAAATAGGTCACAACTTATAAACAACGCTACAGAAGGAAGAATCCTATATATACCCTTACAATTTTGGTTTTGTAATAATCCTGGTCTTGCATTTCCATTAATCGCATTAGGGTTAGAAAAAATGAAATTGGATATAAATATAAGAAGATTTGACAGTTTAGTAATACCTGTAAATAATACTACAGGTAAAAGATACAAAGGAATAACTGGTTTTAGTCCAGAGGTTCCAGAATTACTTTCATGTTCTCTTTTTGTCGATTATGTGTATTTAGACAAAGAAGAAAGAAAATTATTTGTTAATGAAAAACAAGAATATCTCATAGAACAATTACAAAGTATTCAGGATATATCTGGAGGGTATATTAAAAGTAGTAGTAGTAATATTTATCAAGAATTGAAATTTCACCATCCAGTTAAAGAACTTATTTGGATTTTTCAAGATAAAAATTATGCTACTAAAAGTGGTAATATATTAGACAACAATGACAATATTATAGGAAGAGCAAATTCTTGGTTTAAGTATAATAATAATCCATCGGAAACTTTAGCACAAGCTGGAGATTGTACTTTAGGAACTAATGGTACTAAATGGAATGGTGTTTATAATGATTTTTTATCACGAGAAAAAGTTAATGACATTTTCATTCATGGAGAAGAAAGAGTGTTCGCTAGAGGCGGTAAATATTTTTCTGTAGTTCAACCTTATCAACATCATAGAAATTCTCCTGATAATGGTATTTATCTTTACAGTTTTGCATTAAGACCAGAAGACTACCAACCAAGTGGTACTTTAAATTTTTCAAGATTAGATAACTTTAAACTAAGGTACAAAATAGAGACTAGAAATAGCGGTATTTTACTTAACAAAAATTTAAATTTAAGCGTTTATGCTAAAAATTATAATGTATTAGCTTTTGAAAATGGTAAAGCAGGTGTTTTATTTTCTAATTAATTGAATACGTAGATTTCTTCAAAAATTTTTTCTATGTATTTATTATATAATATGGGTGGTGGTTTAATGCAATTAGTAGCCTATGGGGCTCAAGATATTTATCTAACAGGTAACCCACAAATTACCTTCTGGAAACTAGTATACAGACGCAATACAAATTTTGCAATAGAATCAATCGAACAGACTTTTGCAGGTGCTGTTGATTTTGGTAACAGAGTTACTTGTTCTATTTCTAGGAATGGAGACTTGATTAGTAAAATGTACTTAGTAGCTACATTACCTGCTTTGACAGTACAAGAAACAGCTAGTCCTATTGGAACCCCTGGTGACGCAGCAGTATTAGAATACACTATCGGTAATTTAACTGCTGGTATTACTAATGTTATTGGTACTAATTCTGCACAATCCATGCATTCTGTAAGTGCATCATGGACTGAACATGTAGGTCACGCTTTGATTGATGAAGTTATTGTTGAAATTGGAGGCCAATTGATTGATAAACATTATGGAGTTTGGCTTGAAATTTGGAATGAACTTACTTTGTCTTCTGATAAAGAAGAAGGAATGGATGAACTTATAGGTCCTAAAAAAAGACATCAATTAGCAATGTCTGCTAAAAATGAAAGAATAATTCATGTCCCACTTCAATTTTGGTTTAATCGTAATCCAGGATTAGCATTACCTTTGATTGCTTTACAATACCATGAAGTTAAGATTATTATTCAACTTAAAGAATTGAATCAGTTGTGTACTATTGTCTTAGATGGTAGAGGAGTTCAGGGTAATTGTAGATCAGATTGGGTACTAGATACTGATAATGTACTGTCTAAATTCCCAAGTTCTTTTATGGGAATAGAAGATAAAAATACAGCATCAGGATGTAGAATTCAAGGAACAGGTGTCAGTGTAAAAACTAGTAAACCTCTTAAAAATTGTCAATTATGGGTAGATTATGTTTATTTAGACACAGAAGAAAGAAGAAGGTTTGCTCAACAATCACACGAATATCTTATTGAACAATTACAATTTAATGGTGCAACTAGTACTCCTAGTACAGCTACTACAGAAGTTACAGGAACTTATAGGATTAATTTTAATCATCCAGTAAAAGAATTAGTTTGGGTATATCAAGATAAGAATAGATGTTGTCCTACTGTAGCAAACATTACTAAGAATTCATGGTTTAATTTTGGTTGGAATGACCATAATTTAGTTTATCCTGGTTATCTTACTGATTCTGCAACTGCTAATGTTACAGGAAACAATAATTTAGCAGCTAATCCTTTTATTTTAGATTGTGTAGATGGAGCTGACATGCCTTTAGGAACATGTGGAACACCTAAAGATGGAAGAGTTCATGAGTTTTTATCAAGTAGTTATACTAATAAAATTCAACTTAATGGACATGATCGTTTTGCACCAAGACCAGGGAGTTATTTTAGATGTGTACAACCTTATCAACATCATTCAAGAGTTCCTGAAAGTCAAATTTATAATTACAGTTTTAGTCTTAGACCAGAAGAACATCAACCAAGTGGTACATGTAATTTTTCAAGAATTGATAATGCTCAATTACAATATTCATTACAACCTATGATTTTACCAGCAGATGCTGAAAAAGGTTTAAGTCCTAATAATGAAAGTTATGCACCAACTCTTAATCTAATGATGTTTGCAACTAATTATAATGTACTCAGAGTTATGAGTGGTATGGGAGGTTTAGCATATTCTAATTAATTTAATAATTAAAAATTTTTCTATAGGAAATAATATTTCTCGCAGAAGATTTTTATTTTTTTTGTTGACTATTACTAAATGGGTGGTGGTATGATGCAATTAGTTGCCTACGGGAAACAAGATATATACTTAACAAGCAAACCAGAAATAACTTTTTGGAAATCAGTATACAGAAGGTGTACTAATTTTGCTATTGAATCAATTGTCCAAGATTATAGGATAACTCCAGGGTATGGTAAAGAAACTAATTTTGTTCTTACAAGAGATGGAGATCTAATTAATAAAATGTATATTACATTAACATTACCATCTCTTACGCTTAATGGTAATACTAGTACTAATGATTCTGTTGTATTAACATTCGACCACACTAAATTAGCAGATGGGTTAGCTAATATTAATGATGGTAACGGTAAAACTTATTTTACGGCAGCTTGGACTGAACATGTTGGTCATGCACTTATTGACGAAGTAGGTATATTAATAGGAGGACAACTTATTGATAAACATTATGGACTTTGGATGGAAATATGGAACGAACTTACGGTTCCTGACAGTAAAAAGAAAGGGTACGATAATATGATAGGTTATAAAAATAGAAAAGAACTTCCATACGGAGCTGTTACTAAAAGGAAATTACAAATACCTCTTAATTTTTGGTTTAATCGTAATCCTGGGTTGGCTTTACCTCTGATTGCTTTACAGTATCACGAAATAAAAATTAATGTTAAATTTAGAGAATTTACTGCTTTACCTGTAGTAGTTATTAATCGTTCAGACACAGGTAATAAAATTTCTAATAGGGTAGATCTTAATTATGTACAAGGATTAAGGGCTCAATTTAAAGATAACCATAGACCTAGCGTAGTAGGAAATTTTACACCTAAAATGCAAGATCTTAAATTATGGGTTGATTATATATATCTTGATACATCAGAAAGAAGAAACTTCGCGATGAATGAACATGAATATCTTATTGAACAATTACAATATAAAGGAATGGAAAATACACAAACTTTAGAAAACGCAAATGAAGTTGGTAACTTTTTAAAATTAAGGTATAACCATCCAGTTAAAGAAATAATTTGGTGTCTACAAGATCCTATTTCAAAATGTCCTCAAAAGTCAAATGGAATTTATGATATGTCAAAGAACGCTTGGTTTAACTTTGGATACAATAAAGACAACATTGTAAGATTTTTAGGAGATAATGCTAATAGTATAACTATTAATGGTATAAGTAGTGCTGATATGCCTTTAGGAACTTGTGGAACCAATACTGATGGGAAAGAACACGATTGGATTAGTAGAGAAGACAAAAATGGAATACAAATTAATGGTCAAAATAGAATAGCACCTAGAGGGGCAGATTATTTCAGTTATACTCAACCTTTACAACATCATACTAACGTATCAGATAATCAGATATACGTTTACAGTTTTTCTCTCAATCCTGAAGAGCATCAACCTAGTGGTACTTGTAATTTTTCTAAATTAGATGAAGCTCAATTACAATTGTATCTTAGTAAGAATACAGGAATAACAAGAACTTTAAAACTAATAGTTTTTCTTACTAATTATAATATTTTTAGAGTAACTGGAGGAATGGGAGGTTTAGCTTTTGCTAATTAATACGTTAAAAAAAATGGTTTTTTTTTCATTCTTCTAATTAAAGAATGGGTGGTGGTCTAATACAATTAATAGCTTACGGAGCTCAAGATGTTTATTTAACAGGTAATCCTCAGATAACTTTTTGGAAAGTTGTTTATAGAAGGTGTACTAACTTTTCAATGGAATCAATTGAACAAACATTCTCAGGCGTAGCTGATTTTGGAAGTAAAGTTGAATGTAATATCGCTAGGAAAGGTGATCTTATAGGAAAAATGTATCTTGTGGCAGATTTACCAGCTTTAGCTGTTCAAGTATCTGGTTCAGCAACAGGAACTACGAGTGGGACTGTAAGACTAACATTTAATTATACAAACCTTACAGCAGGTATGCAAAGTCGTTCTGGTACGAACAATCAACCAGATTATTCAGCAGCCTGGACCGAACATGTTGGTCACGCTTTAATAGATGAAGTAACCGTTAGTATTGGAGGTCAAGAAATTGACAAACATTATGGATTATGGTTAGAAATTTGGAATGACCTTACACAAACTGCTGAAAAAGAATATGGTTATGATAAAATGATAGGGGAAGCAAAAAGAGAAGAATTACCTTTTAATGCCGTTGAAAAAAGAACTTTACACATACCACTTCAATTCTGGTTTAATCGTAATCCAGGATTAGCCATACCTTTGATAGCTTTACAGTACCACGATGTTAACATTAGTCTTAAATTAAGAGATTTTGATAGTCTTGCTATTATTGTATACAATAAAGGAAACACTACTAGTATAGGTAATGCTCAAGGTATTAGAATACAACATCAAAATTCAAAAAATAAAATAGATCCTTCAACTTATGTTAATATAGTCCCTGGTGACGAAAGAGAAGCAAAACTTTCTAATTGTCAATTATGGGTTGATTATATATACCTTGATACAG